GACTTATTTTGGAAGTGGCGAAGAAGATCGACCCACAACTTCCAGATGTCGATATCGAGAATACGGAAGATCCCTTAGTCCTTGAAGACCTCTGGAATATTGGAAAGATCGTCACGAATTGGGCTGACCGCCAGAAGGCACGAACCCTTGATCTTGTCAAGAACGGACTTGAATTGCCTACATTGAAATTGCATTCGATGGGCTCATCGAAAAAAGTCGTTGACAATCAAGGGCTGTTAGGGATTGCTCTGGATTACGGAATGATGCCAAACGAACTGATGGACGAGGCGACATTCCCCCTTTCAAAAATAGCGAAGGCTATTGGAGATCGCCACGAAAAATCAGAAAGAAAAAAAATATCGCAAGAATTTCTTGACGCCTGTCAAAATGCTGGCATCGTCGAAAGCTCTGACACGCGCTTCACACTTAGGTGAGCCGCCTGTCAAAAACAAGAAACAACAAACAACAAAGTAGAAACCAGTAACATGGAAGCAGTAACAACAGAAGTAGTAGCAACTAAACCCACAGCAATCATCACCAACGAAAGTGGACTGATGATGGACTCCAGCGATATTGATATCCCCCGTATCAATCTCGTACAGAAGACTAGCGACATCAACGCCCCCGTTGGATCAGTAGTCGTCGATAAGAAACACGTCCTCCTTAAACCCGATGAACCTGCCGAAGTCGTTGTACTTGCGGCGATCAAAGGCTGGCGTGAAGACATCCCATATGATGATGACGGCATTCCGCGCATCGCGTATACTCCAGAAGACATGCAAGCAATTGCAGCTCAATCGGATTACGATATGCTTGAGTTCGCTGAAATCACATTGATGTTCAAGCAACCCGAAGGAAGTGAAGACGAAGAAGCTTACCCGTTCCCAATTGGCGACCACCAATATGCGATCGGTAAGATCAACGTTGCGAAGGATGCGTATCGCCAGACGTACAAGCGTCTCGCTACATTCGCAGCCTTCAACAAGTCGGTTCCCCTTCAGAACAAGCTCTGGAACTTTGAGTCCAGCTTGATGACGAAAGGGAAATACAGCTGGTACGCACCGTCTCTGAGCACCACTCAGAAGCAACCAGATGCCGCCGTTCTTGAATTTACCGCTAACTTCTCACGATAATGACTATTGACGCGCAACCTACTGAAACTGAAATCATCAAAGCTGAAGTTGAAATGCTCAGTAAAATGATTAACGAAGTCCTGAGCAACATCAAACAAGCTCAGGCAAACCTGATTAAGATGTCGGTCGTCCGCGACCACCTTCTTAAAAGCATTGAAAACAAAGACGAGCAATTGGTCTTCGATTTCAATGGACCCGATGCAGAGCAGACTGCTTAATAAAACTGTATAACTCAGCCCGTATCGGTACATGTTCAAACCGATACGGGCTTCCTACTACCCCCAATTATGAACACTACTCATGAATACATACGCACTGGATTTCGAGACATACTATGATAAGAGGTGCTCGATTAAGACATTAGGCCCGTTGGGCTATTTCTCTCACCCCGATTTTGACGCCTATATGGTGTCAGTAGTGGGTGATAATGGAGTCAAATTTGTTGGTTACCCAAAAGATTTTGACTGGAGCTTGCTTAAAGACTCTATCGTCCTTTCGCACAATGCGTCATTTGACGAGTCCCTTTATTTTTATGGGGTCAGCCAGAATTGGTGGCCTGATAAATGGAGTGGTGAATGGCACTGTACTGCCGATATGGCTGTATATTGTGGTCTCCCACGTTCTCTGAAAGGGGCCACAGCTCAGGCTTATGATCTCAAAGTTGACAAGTCAACGCGAGACAACATGAGTGGAAAGCGATGGGAGAACATGACCTCTGAGTTTAAGAAGGAGGTCAGCGATTACGCCCTCAAGGATTCGGAGTTGTGCTTGCAACTTTGGCAGGACTATTCCAGCAACTGGCCCGAACGCGAGCGTAGGATAAGTCTAGTCAATCGCCGTTGTGTACAACGAGGATTGCCGATGAATACTGAGCTACTTCGCCAGCAACTCGAAACTATCAAGGCTGAACTCTTTGAAGCAGAGAGTCTGATTCCGTGGATCGGGGAAAGGCCGCTGTTGAGCCGCCCCGCTTTTGACGATCAGTGTCGCGCTGTGGGGATTGAACCACCTGCTAGTTTGGCTGAAGGCGATCCAGACGCTGAAGAGTGGCTGCGTGTCAATGGGCAAAAGTTTGCGTGGGTTGGTGCTGTCAAGAACTGGCGGCGTATCAATTCTCTCAAGTGTAAACTAGAATCCTTCGATTATGCGACGATGCCGAACGGACGTTTCTATGGAAACATCATGTATTTCGGAGCCCATACTGGTCGCTTCTCAGGATCTGGTGGCAATTTGAATCTCCAGAATCTCCCTAAAGACGAGATGTTCGGAGTCAAAATGCGCCATCTGATCGCCCCTAAAGAAGGCAAGAGACTGCTGGTAGTTGACCTTTCGCAGATCGAAGTTCGTACTCTCTGCTGGCTTGCCAAAGACTATGAGACGATGAAGGAGATCAAAGAATCGGAAGATATCTACGAAGCCTTCGCCATCCGTTTCGGTCTATGGTCCCGTGAAAAGGGCTCCCTCCGTAACGATCCTAAGATGCGCCACAAAGTGAAAGCGATGGTGTTGGGTTGCTTTGAACCAGATACTCTAGTGTTGACAGAATCTGGCTGGAAGCCTATTCTGTATCTAAGCCTCCACGACAGAGTATGGGATGGGGTTGAATGGGTAAACCACAAAGGAGTGATATGTCAGGGAATACAACAAACATTCAGGAAACACGGAGTGGGTGCTACTATGGACCACGAAATCCTAACGGAACATGGATGGCGGGAGTGGTTCGAGGTAGCAACAAACCCTTCCCTTACGGAGTTGGCGACAAAGTCGGTAGCTTTACCGTCCTTGAATGGGTCAACAAAAATAAATCGTGGCAACCTAAAATGCGTTGTAGCTGCGGATAGGTTGGTGTTGTGGACAGACACAACATTAAATCAGGAAAGTCAACTAGATGTACCACATGCGCCAAACAAAAATCTGCTGAAACACTCAGAAGAAACAGTGGATATGAAGTGTGTGTCAACGATACGACAGCAAGAGAACGATTACTCAATCGGATCTCCGCATGTATTGGTAGATGCCATAACTCAAACGATTCAGCATACAGGCATTACGGAGGTCGTGGAATACAAGTCTTTGAACCGTGGAGACTTGATAGAAGAAAATTCCTCGACTACTTGTCAAAACTTGACGGATGGGACAATCCAGAACTCCAGCTTGACCGGATCGACAATAATAAAGGATACGAACCTGACAATCTCCGATTCGTATCAAGATCAGAAAACATGCACAATCGAAGAAAAGTTGGAGATCTCCAGTCAAGAATCCTCGAACTTGAAGCGGAAGTCGCTAGTCTACGACGTGAGCTATGCCGGAAAACGGAATAGGTTTACGATTCTTACTGATGCGGGTCCGATGATTGTCCATAATTGTGGATACGGGGCTGGTGCTCCAAAGTTCGCTATGATGTCCGGCATGTCGGAGAAGGAAGCGAAGGACGCTGTTGATCTCTACAGATCGAAGATGAAGAGTGTTAAAAAGCTGTGGTCTGATTATACCACAGATATCATTACTTCTTATGATACGGAGAACAGATTCACTGTAGACCTTCCTAGTGGCAGGACACTTGATTACGGGAGACTTAAACCAGTCAAACAGAATGACAAGATCCAGTATGTGGCGATGATGCCAAAGAATGGCAAGCGTGTGCCTGTCAAACTTTGGGGTGGTCTAGTGGCAGAAAACGCCAGTCAGGCTCTTGCCCGTGATATCTTCAGTCATATGCTATGCAAGATCAATGATATCGGAAACGGTGTCGAACTGATCATGCACGTACACGACGAAGTTGTCGCAGAAGTTGATGCTGATAAAGCCGAATGGGCTTTGAACGAAATCATTCAAATCATGTCCACTCCACCAGATTGGATACCCGACATCCCAGTTTCCGCCGAAGGACAAATTCTAACTAAATACGAAAAATGAGCTATCGATACTTAAAAAACTTGAGAGAAACCAAAGCCGTTAAGGCGCAGAGTCTTAACACCCTCCAGAAGCCCAAACCTAAATTTGCGTCCAAAGCAGATTTCCGTGCATGGTGTTCTAACGCAACTACAGACCATGTGTTCTACAATATGGTCGAAGGAAGTACGCCGTCGAAACGGATCAGCAATGACAACCCGCCGAACAAGATCTGTGGAGTAGTTGCTGACTACGACGCTCCAGTCAATTGGGGCAACATCGATAGCGATATCGCCGCAAAGTGTGGGGTCAACATGCCAACGTGGCGAACTAAAACCCAATCAGGATATTTGCGTCTAGTATGGGAGTTCGACAACGCGATCCCGATTGCTCCAGAGATGTTCGACGCATTCATGAAGCAGATGAACTCCTCCCTCAAATTGGAGCGTTTGTTTGCCGGATTCGATAGTACGTCCCTACGCGCCAGCCAATACTTTGAATTAGGTGAAGATTGGCACAATTTAGGCGGGAATGTTTCTGACGCGCTAGTGCAGACTGCGCTGATGAAAGCAGCTAATGACCACCCACCGCAATCATCTGATACTTCAATTCCAATCGCTGTCGTAGCGGCTGAAGTTGAAGCCCGATTCCCGAATCGTTGGATCGGAGAATTTGAAGTGGGATGCCGTGGGCCATTGTTCTGGATCGATGACGGCATCAATCGAGACGGGTGTCAGGTAGCGGAAGACGGGATCATCTGTTACTCTGACCGTGCTGGAAAAGGATTCGTGTCGTGGAAGGAAATCTTCGGATCGAAGTTCGTCAAGGACTACGAGGAGAAGAAGATGGGTAGCCTACTGGACGAGTACTGGTACAACGGACGCTCGTTCTTCAAAGTCCTGTTCACCTCTGCTGTCACGATTCCACGCGAACAGCTTGTGCTGGAGTTGAGGCAATACGGATTCTCTATGAAGCCGAAGAAGGGTCAGCCGCTTTCCGAACTGGAATCGGCTATCCTGACTATCTCCAACCAGAACCGCATCGACGAGATCGCACCAGTCGTATTCTCGAAGGATCGAGTCGTAGCCTACAACGGACATAGAATCCTCAACTGCGCCAACATCCATCCAGTTGAGCCAGATTCCGACGGAGATCCAGCTAAGTGGCCCTTCATTCACGAATGGCTCAACCAGTTGTTCGTCAATACAGCTGGTAACAAACCAACTGTGGAGTACCTCTACTCATGGCTCAAGCGATTCTATAGCGCAGTTCTAGAGCGTGAGTTCGTTCAAGGACAGGCACTGCTGCTTGTCGGGCCCACAAACAAAGGGAAGTCACTCCTATCCAACAGAGTTATTTCGGGTCTAGTGGGTGGGTACGCGGATGCCAGCGATTACATTTCTGGACAGACGAAGTTCAACAAGGATTTGGGTCGCGTAGCGGCGTGGGTCATTGATGACACTACGTCTGCTGCTTCGTTTCAAGACCAGCGCAAAGCCACAGAAATCATCAAGCGTTCTGTCGCCAACCCGCGAGTCGAGTATCAGGCGAAGTACGCTGACGCTATGTCTGTGCCGTGGACGGGGCGCGTTATTATGTCGCTTAATATGGATGCAAACAGTCTGTCCGTGATTCCGGCACTGGATTCGAGCAACAGAGATAAGCTTATGGCTCTCCGCATTAGCGATAAGGCTACCAGCAAGTTCCCCCGCAACTCAATTATTGAGGCTACGATTGAACAGGAACTACCTCACTTCGCTAGATTCTTGCTGGACTGGCAGATTCCTAAGGAGATCGAAGACTTCGGACGATTTGGAATTATCAGCTATATCGACGAGACTATTGCGTCCGCCGCTTACGATAACTCCAGCCGTTCTTCAGTTGCCGAACTTGTTGAGTTCTTCTCGAAGCGTTGTAGGGCACTCAATCCAGATATGGCAATCTGGCAGGGAACTCTTACAGAGTTTCAAGTTGCACTGCACGATTTCAACAATGGTCGTGGAGTCGGAATGTCCAACAATCTGGAATTCGTCCGCCGTGGCATGTCCACGATGGAGGAAGCGAGTCGCAATAACAAGCACTTGCGTCCAGTGAAATCCCATGGACAGGGCGGTGGTAAGATTTGGGAGATCAATCTAGACCCCAAATTCGACATCACAGTCAACCCGCAAGATACTCCTTCAGAGTCGTAATGGGACTGAGCTTCTTAATTTCAATGTGGTATCCATCGACACTATACTTGAAATTTGAACCCTCATCCACATGACCAGCTGGTTTGAAAGTAGAACGACGCTTGAATGAATCCGTTTTAATCCATCCTAAAATCCACAACTTGTTCAACGAGTTGTGGGAACGGAGGAAAACAAAAATATCGTTCTCAAACATATGGGTCTTCTTCGATTCCACAGATGCCAGATATTCTGGCTTAGGGATCGAAGAAGCCTTTTTTGTTTTTACTTCGACTGTAAGGCCAGACTTACACTTCAAGTCGTAGCTTTTAGTTGATACGCTATCTTCAGCAACAAGTTCAGCTAGATACTTTTCTACTGCAATTTCCCCTAAGAACCCGTTCATGCGTCCAGCACCTCTTGTGTGGGAGTTTGCTAGAATGCCCATTTGTTCGGTCATGTCAGCGGCGCGTTTGAAATCCTCTCCTGACGGACGGAATTCTACATATTTCCCGTCAGCGACGGGTTTGAATTGTTCAAGCATTTGCTTTAGTAATACGTTTCAAAAAGGTGTCCCATGCTGGAAAGAAGATCTCCTCCATGCATCGAACCACTGGTTCCTGCTCATAGCGATCAGCAAATCCCACTCCTGATAGAAGCAGCGATGCCTCCATCAGTTCGTGGCGGATCGTAATCAATTTGGCAGAGTCCGGTATCGCACGACTGATCTCGATAGTTTTTTGGTCGTGCTTATACTGGCCGTAAGTATCATCAAGATCGCAGAAGAGTAGGCGTACCCGCCTACCCGCTACCATGATGGTCTTGGCCATTTGCTTTTCATAAGTTTGAAATGCGTTGAGTAAGTCA